GTGACAGATGCTGTGATATTATTAAGTCACCTAATAAGTGACTTAGGAGGTGAAAAAATGATTAGAACGGATTTGTTGAAGGGTATAATCGCTGAAAACGATACATCGCAGAGAGCGGTGGCTAAAAAGCTTGGGATGACCGAAAAAACTTTTTATTCAAAAATGAAAAAGGGCGTTTTTGATAGTGATGAAATTACTGAAATGATTTCTTTGCTCAATATTAAGAACCCAACAGAAATTTTTTTTGCAACAAAAGTCACTTAATAGGTGACTAACGAAAAGAGGTGAATATTATGGAAAAGATAGCAGCTGTTATTGCCGCAGCGAAAGAACTTAATTTTGAAGAATGGCTTAAGATTTCGCAAGCTATTACGAGAACTTTTGAAGAACAAGAACGATTGACCAGACGTAAATTAAAACTTTCGGATAGCGAACGAGCAATATATTTCTATAAGATGTTTGATTTTTAAGGAGGGAATAAAATGACATTGGAAGAATTAGAAGTTTTGCCAAAAGAGATGCTAGTGCCGACAGATATAGCACCTATATTAGGGTGTACACCATACACTATTAATGTTTGTACTCGAAATGGTGAAAATCCGTTCCCGTTCCCGATAATCAGGATGGGTACACGGGTGCGAATACCCAAAATGCCATTTATTAAAGTTATGAGGGGTGAAAGTATTGAAAAATAAAAAGTGACCGCTTACGAGTGGGGACTCAATAAGCGGTCAAAGAAATATTAACTACATATATTATAAACCAAATTATGACGGATGTCAAATAATAAAATTAAGGAGAGCGGAAAGATGGAAAATTATTTAATCTTTAACGGAAAACAAATTGAATTAACCGAAGAGCAGGTTGCTGAGATTAGGCAACGATACGGTATCAGAGTACTTATGATAGTTTGGAGCGTGTTGCCACTCTTAAAGGTCAATCGGTTAAAGATTTCTTAAAAGGGCTTGAGGAACAGCAAGATGATACTTATCGTCAAGGTCTTATTGAAAAGTTTGGTGATGATGAAGAAACCATTGAAAAAATGATGGAACTTTATAATATCAACAAACAAAAAACACTTGATAATGCAAAGGCAGACCGAAAAGCTGCAGCAGAAGCTGAGGTGCAGTCGCTTAACGAACGTTTGGCCAATGAGTTCGTTGAGATGAAAAATGGCGACTTCCCTGAACTTACTGAATTTAAAGATTTACCTGAAGAGGTAAAGAGAGCGGCAGCCGGCGGACTTTCGTTATCTCACGCATATTTAATACATATGCACAATGAAAATAAGAAAATTGCCGCCGCAAAGGCCTCGCAAGAAGCGGCGGCAAAAAAATCTACCGGTAGTATGGCGAGTGATGAATCTACCGACTTTGTTGGCGATGCATTCCTTCGCGGTATTCTCGGAAAAAATTAAAAAAGGAGAAATTTTAAATGCCTATTAACACAATTTTAACAGCTTCAAAATATTCGGAAGCATTGGACCAAACTTTTGTTCAAAAGTCTGTTACTTCGTTTTTTGCAGACAATGTTTTAAGAGCAAAATTCGTAGGAGCAAAATCAGTTATTATTCGTGACGTTGATTTTGCAGGTCTCATTGATTATGACCGTGATAGCGGTTTTGCAAGAGGCGCAATGACAATTAATCAGGAAACTTACACAATGGCAATGGACCGTGCACGCTCTATCCAAATTGATAGAGAAGATGAGGATGAAACAGGTATCGCAAATCTTGCAGGTAAAATTTTGGGTGAATACGTTCGCACAAAGGTTGTGCCTGAATGCGATGCTTATGTTCTTTCAAAATTATTTTCATTTTCTACATCGGCTGAAAATGCCAAAGTATATGAGGGTGGCAAAGAACTTGCTCATATTACAAACGCAATTAACGGCGTTCGAAAAATTGTTGGGTACGACGAAGAACTTGTTGCGTTTGTTGAAAGCGACTTTTACGCAGCGCTTGAAAATTCACCTGAAATTTCAAGACATATCACTGTTTCTGATTTCAAAAAAGGCGAAATGAACTTTAAGGTTAAGAGCATTAACGGTGTAGCACTTATTCCGGTTGTTCCTGAAAGAATGAAGAGTGCATACGAGTTTGTGAAAGATGGTGATAAAGCAGCAGGTGGTTTTATTCCTACTGAAGGAGCTAAAACTATTCGCCTTATTGTTATGCCTAAGAGCGGTGCACATTTGGTTAAGAAAACTGAAAAAATGCGTGTATTTTCACCCGAACAAAACCTTGATGCCGATGCATATAAATTCGATTACAGAATTTATTATGATGTTTTCGTTAAGAAGAGTGAAGAAAAGTCGATTCAGGCAGTTTATTCTAACTAAAGGAGGAAAAGTTAAATGTTCACGTTAAAAAATAAATACGGAAACGTTTACAAAAAAGTAAATACCGAACGTGAAAGAGATGAACTCTTAAAGGAAGGGTATAAACTTGTTGAAAGTAAGGTTGAAACTGACCTCGACAAAATGAAGCTTGAAAAAATCAAAAATTCAATAAAAGAATAATTAAAGTAAAGCCAATCGAATTTTCGGTTGGCTTTATTGTCGCATATATGGGTAATTGGAGCGAATGACACTTTTCTGGGAGTGAAAGGCATATCTGATGGAGAGAGTGACACTTTAGGAGGAGTGAATAACACTTTTTCGGGAGCGAATGACACTTTCCTGGGAGTGAATGACATATCTATTGGAGCGAATGACACTTTTGGCGGAGTGAACGACATAAATTAAGGAGTAAAAGGCACTTTTAAGAGAGCGAATGACACTTTTTCAGGAGTGAATGACATTATTTTGGGAGCGAAATGCAGAAATTAAGGAGTAAAAGGAGAAAAATATAATGAATTTGAAAACAACAACCGAACCGAAGTCGGTTTTTAGTGAATATAAAAGAGGAAACGAATATAAGGCAAGCATAGGTGATAAAGGTATTTTTGAACAATCAAAAATAAATGAGCGTTTTTATGTTGGCGACCAATGGTATGGTGCGCAGTGCGGCAATGACCGCCCGTTAGTTCGCCGTAATATCATTAAGCGTATAGCAGATTATAAGTTGTCGTCAATAACTTCGGCGCCTATTGCGGTGAATTATAGTGCTGATGGTGTTCCGGATAATTCAGGGCTTGCGGATAATGTGAATTTTTATCAAGAAGCATTAAAAGCGGGAGAAGAATTTATCGAAGAAACCGATGATGCAGAAATATCTGTTATAACTTCGGTGCTTTCGGATTACTTTAAAACTACTGCAGAGCGTGTGAAATTTGATGCTAAAAAAGAAATTGCACTTAGAAATGCTTATATTTCGGGTACCGGAATTATTTATACATATTGGGACAGCCGAATTGATACCGGACTTTACGTTGATTCTGAAAAAACCACAAAAATAAAAGGTGATATTGCTTGTGAAGTGTTAGAGGTCGAAAATGTTATTTTTGGTGACCCTAACAATGACGACGTACAAAACCAACCGTATATTCTTATTTCTCAACGTTTAGACGTAGCTGACGTTAGGCGAGAGGCACGTCGCAACAGAATAAAGGCAGAGGATATTGAAAATATAAAACCGGACGGAGCGGATAGTTATGAAGTAAATGCCGGCATACGTGGAGAACAAGAGCCCGACGATAGCAAAAGAGTAACTGTTATTACAAAATTCTACAAAGAGTGGGACGAAACCGGTGACAGTTATAAGGTTATGTGTGTTAAGTGCTGTGAAAAAGTGCATATACGCAAACCTTGGGATACGGGGCTTACTCTTTATCCGATTGCTAAAATGTGTTGGCAAAAGCGTAAAAGTTCAGCTTACGGCGATAGCGAAATTACTTATCAAATACCAAACCAAATAGCGCTTAACCGTGCAGAGAGTGCAGGGATATGGGGACTTATGAAAACCGGTATGCCAATTACTGTAATAAATGGCGATACGATTCAAGCACCACTCACAAATAATCCCGGTGAGATAGTTAAAGTTTATGGAAGTGCAGAAGATGTTGCAGGTGCTATACGTCATGTGAATCCGCCATCGTTTGGTGGCCAATTACTTAATATGCTTAATGACCTGGCAAATAACACATTGAAAGATAACGGCGCCACTGATGCGGCGCTTGGTAATCTTCGTCCTGATAATGCAAGTGCAATTATTCAGATGCGAGAAGCATCATTACAGCCAATGCAGTTATATCAAAATTCTTTCTATGATTTTATAGAAGACGTAGCAAGAATATGGGCGGACTTTTGGATTCATTTATATGGCAACCGCAAATTGAAAATAGAAGACCAGGAGGGTATCTATTATATTGATTTTCATCCTGAACGTTATAAAAATTTAATTCTTACTGCACGAATAGACGTTGGTTCAAGTCCGCTTTGGAACATACCAGCAACTGTCTCGATGTTAGACAGTCTTTATGGAGCGGGCATTATCAATAAAATACAATATCTTGAACGTTTGCCCGACGGTATTATACCTGATAAAACAGGGTTGTTAAGAGAAGCAAGAGAAGAATTGGCGGCGCAGCAACAGGCGATATTGGCACAGCAACAAGCCACTATGGAAACTGTACCTCAAGAGAATTTAGGAGCGGAAGTAATTCCCGAAGAACTTGAAGATGAAGAAATACCAACGGAGGTAATGGAAGTATGACAGGAAATGATATTTTAAACAGAGCTTTAGGGCTTTTGGGTTATGCTGAAAATAACGGTAATTTACAATTAACACAAAGAGTATTGCAAAAATCGTTACCTCTTTTAAATATGGTTTACGGTGACATTGCTCGTATATGCGGTATAAACAAACAACGAATTGATGATTTGAATGAAAAAATTGAAATATCCGATAAGGCGGCAGATGTATTTGCCTGCGGTTTGGCAAGTTATATAGCCAATAGTGAAGGTGATGATAATGCCCAAGCGTTTTGGGCGGCAGAATACCAAAGCCGAAGGACAACGTTATCAAGCGTTACAGAATTCAAAGACATATTACCTGTTCCCGAATATTAAGGAGGTTTCAAATAGTGAGATTGCCGATAAAAAACAAACAACCGTCACATATATTAAGTCTTCCCGATTTGGCCGGCGGTCTTAATATGCGTGACGGATTAAGCGAAGTTTTAGATAACCAACTTACTGATTGTGAAAATATGTGGTGGCATGAGGGTGTTTTGAAAACACGTCCCGGTTTATACCAAAATAAAACACAAATAAAGTTAGATAAGGAAAATGGAATTCCCCTATACAAGATACGTTGTCATAATTGTTATAACACGGTGACCGGTATAAAAGGTCAGTTATGCTCGATAGCGCAGGGAGAAAAAATAATTTTCTTTTGGAACTATGGGAATACCATATCGCAAATACAACCGTTAAAAGAATTTGCTCAAAATTATTTTGTGTGTCAATATTCAAATAAACTTTATTGCTTTACTACGAATAGAAAAATATATAGTTACAATATAGCGTTAAATGATTTGGAAGAATGGAAAGAAGTAACTGAAAGTGAAATGTATATTCCTACGGTGATGATGCAATGCAAAAAGCATAAATCGGCTGATATTTCTTCCGAACAAATAAGCGGTGTTATGCTTGAGGGATACAATGTTTTAAGTAATTACTACAAAATGAGTTACAATTCATACAACCCCGATATTGTTACTGAAGATAATCAAAAACATCCAATGCAATATCATGTGCTTAAAAACATTACAGGGTATAACGGCTACGTTTTCAAAGTAGAGTTCAATTATAACGGTAAAGTTTATACGCACCAAGTAACTATAAGCGGTGGTGTTGGTAAGGAAACCACTTGCTTGGAAGACGGTTTGCGGATAGAGGTTTGGAAAAATCGTGTTACTTTTTTTGATAAGAACAATACTATTGCTACAATTAGCAATAAGCAAGATGCTAATGCAACTATTACTTCAACTGGAGAAGATGATATTGTTATAACCGCACCGTATATTTGGTCATTAAAAGAAAAAGAAAAAATATTTAATATGACACAGTGCGAGTGGTTTGGCGGTTCGGCGGGACTTGCCGGGGGAACGAGATTATTTCTTTGTGGAAACAGTAAAGCGAATAATGCCGACCTTGTAATATGGTCCGGTCTTAATAATCCTCTTTATTTTCCTGAAAATTCTTATTTTTATGTTGGAAATGAAACAGGAGCCGTAACCGGCTTTGGTAAACAGTCTGATAAACTTATAATTTTTAAAGAAAATGAAACCTGGTTTACACAGTATGTTCAAAACACAAGTATTACCGCCGCTGACCTTGTAAATCAAAACGTAATTGATTTTGCATCTTCGAGTGTGTATTTCCCTTTAACGCTAATAAATTCGAATATAGGTTGCCCTTATCCCGATACAATACAACTTTGCCGAAATCGGCTTGTATGGTTAGGCAACAATAATAACGTATATAGTTTGGTAAGTGATAACCAATATAACGAACGCAGTGTTTTAACAGTTTCTGAAATGGTTAAACGTAAAATACAAGAGTTGGCGCCGAAAAGTTCAAGTTCAATAACAGCGTGTGACTGGAATGGATATTATTGTTTGTTTATTGGTGACGATATGTTACTTATGGATTATAACAGCTATGGCTATACCTATATTGCCGGTCATTCTAAAACGGAAGATGCAAATGTGCGAATTCCTTGGTATTGTTGGAAAATTGGTAAAGGCAAAAAAATGATGACAATAGGCGACGTTTTAAGTTTAGTTGATATTGAAAATAAAGGTGAAGAATATTTTATTAACAGTTATCGGTTTGATTTAAAAGAAAACGTGGACAAATCAATTGATACACAGCAAGAAATATATTCATCTTTTACAACAAAAATGTTTGATTTCGGTTTGCCGCACATAAGAAAAAATATTGAACAAATAAACGTTCAGTTGGGCAATAACGGCGGTGAAGAAATATTAGTACATATTGTAACCGAAAATGGCATTGATGAAACGGTGGTATTCACCGATGGAAAAGAAACACAAAATTATACTGCCGCTTATATAACCAGTCGTGCGCTTTATCCTTGTATAAAACAAGTTATAAAGATGGGATTAAAATTAAAATGTAAGGGCTGTTTAGCGGTTGATAGTTTGATAATAAAATATAGGATAACCACAGGAGGTGCGAGATAATGGCGGTTAGCGGTAGAAAATATTATGCATCGCAGCGAAAAGCGGATAAAAAAGCTGAAAATATGCTTTTTGACCGACAAATAGAAAGCACAAATAAAGATTATGATACCCAAGTTTTTGAACAAGGCAGAGCGTATGAAGACCAGTACCGTGATAATGCAGTTCAAAAGGAAATAAATAAACGTCAAGTGGCAGAAAGTATGGCTAATTTAGGCCTTCGTGATTCGGGGCTTAACCGTACACAACAAACTGCGGTACAACTTTCATACGGTAATAATAGAGCGAGTATTGACAAGCAACGTCAGGCAGGTATAGATTCGCTTAACTTTTCAAGACGGCAAACAATTGATGCAATTAAACAAAATCGAATTGCCGCAATTGCAAATATAGATAAGACCTATGATAATTTGGCGCTTCAATATGATGAAAATAAAAAAGCCGAGGCAAAACAAATGGTTCTTAGTTATTTGGAAATGGGTGCAACGCCATCTAAAAAGTTGTTGAAAACTTCAGGTATGAGTGATTCTGAATATGCGGCTTATAAAAAATATTACGATAAACTATTAAGTAAAGCCGCTTCGAAGGTTGCGAGAAGTGGTGGCGGCGTTAAAACTGATAGTTTTAAGTTGACTAATAGTGAGACAAAAGAAATTAAAAATATTTTCAAGGAAAACGGACAGGGCGAGGGTGCTTATCAAAAAGTGCTTAGTTATTTAAGTTTGCTAGGTAAGACACCAACCGACGATATAGAAGAAACAATAAAAGACGTTCTCGGATACAAGGGTGAAACTCAATATGAGCAAAATAAAAGAAATAATGGCGGTTCTTTTTATAGTGAAATATTATCTGTGCTTAAAGAAGAAAAGGATAAAAAAACCAGTAACTCTGAAGTGCAAATACGGCTTAAGGGATATATGGAAAAGGGTTATCTTTCCCAAAGTGAATATATGACACTATATAATAAATACCGCGATAATAAACTTGGTTAAGGAGAAAAGAATATGGGTTTTGCTGAGTTTGATAAAAAACATGGAATAACAAATAATTCAAAACAAATAAAAGGATTTGAAGCGTTCGATAAAAAACATGGAATAACTTATAATGAAAATATCAATAAAACAGTTGCTGAGCAAAATTTAAAGAATAAAATTTTTGAGAATGATATAAAACGCTTTTCACCTTTTCCTCAAGGTACACTTACCCCTTCAGGTATGCAATCGGTAGCGGTTAAGAAGCTTAAGGATAATAAAACTCCCCAAGCGCTTGAAACAACTATCCCGTCAAGGAGTTATGATGCCGATAGTACGCAAAACAAACATATAAATGTTAATGAAAGATTAGGTGGAAAAACTTTATCAGAAACATACATTTTAAATATTGCCAAGGAAAAGCAAAAAAATAATCAACTGTTAACATTATCGGAAAAATTAGCATTAAAAAGCGAACTCGTGGAACCGCCCAAAAATGAACCTTACATATCAAAAAGTTCTTCAGGGATTTATTCGAACCCGAAAATTAGTCGTGTGCAATCAAAAGATAAGCGCGAAAAAACATTTTATTATTCATCTTTGCCGAATGGTACTGTTAAAAGCACAAATCCTGAGAAAAAACAGTACGGTCTTACTTTTGATGATTCTATTGATTGGAAGTATGAATACATAAATGATATAAATGGTATTAGAAATACTGTAAAAGCGCAAGCGGTTCGTGGCGGGAGTGGCAAAGAATATCAAATATATGATAATTTGACTGATAGAGAAATCGGTATTTATAATTATTTATATGAAAACGAAGGAAAAAACAAGGCAAATGAATTTTTAGAATTTATTGAATTGGATTTGGACGCTCGGTTAAATCAGGATGCGGCTGAAACAGGAAAATTATTGGCCGAAAAATCCCCTGTGTTGAGTCCTGTGTTGAGTTCGGTTTTATCGCCAATTGGTACCATGGTTTCGGCGGCAGAACAAGTGGTTAATTACGGAGATTTTTTAGTTACAGGTAGAATGAAAACAAATAAATCCTCAACCGCTGTATCAACTATTAGAAATACTGTTTCAGAAAAAGTGGATTGGGAAATTGGCGAATGGGATGCTTTCGATTTTGTTTATAATACGGCAATGTCTGCCTTTGATTCGTTGGCTGTTGCGCCTATGGGAGCGGTTGGTGCAGTTACTTTAGGTTTGTCGGCTGCGGGTAGTACTACAAATGATATTCTTTCGCGTGGCGGAGATAATTACCAAGCTTTTTGGGGCGGTGTTGCCGCTGGCGTATTTGAGGGGTTCTTTGAAAAATTTTCAATAGGACAATTAAACTCTATGAAAGAGGGAGTGGTTTCCGGTTTTAAAGATTGTGCAAAAAATCTTGTGAAATCTATGGGTGTTAACTTTTCTGAAGAAGCCGCAACTGAAGTTGCCAATATCATATATGATTATGCTATGAATGGTGGTATTTCAAACTACAGCATAATGGTACAGGATTTCATTGATAATGGTGATTCGCTTGAGGTTGCTAAAAAGAAAGCTGCTGCTAAACTTGGATTACAAGTTTTAGAAGCGGGTGCCAGTGGTGCGCTGATGGGTTTTGGCTTTGCATCTATGAGTTCGGCTGCGTCTTATAAAAAGACTTCTTCAATAGGAAAAGTTATTGCGGCAAATGAGTCAGAAAGTGAAATTATAAATGCTGCGCTTTCCATGGGCGTCAAAAGTAAATCACATAAATTGGCAACTGAAATACAGCAAAGTGATAAAATGACCACCGCTAAAATTGGCGGTTTGGCAGTTCAAGTAATGTCTGATATTTCCGAACAAAAAGCAACGGTTATAGGAACAGCAGTAGAGGAACGGGCTCAAGAACTTGGTGTTGAATTTAAAATCACACAGAAGCTTACAAATTATTTAACACAAGTTGCTACAAATAGTAAAATCGAAACTGCCAATGCCGAAGATATCGGTAAGAATACTAAAGCCCAGCAAATTATAACTGAGATTAAAAACGGTGAAGTTTGGGCAAAAGGTATGAACGTACAACTGTCTTTACTTGAAAAAGCCGAAACTGTTGTGCGGAATGCTATAACTTTTAATTCAACACACAATTCTTCGGTAATAGTTGATGAAAATTCTAATATTGAAGTAGAAAGTCAGATGGTAGATGCGCCTGATACTGATTTGTTGATAGAGCAGAGAGCGGAAAATCAAAATGTTATTGATAGTGTTGAAGATAATACTAATACTTCTTTAGATTTTGATACCAGTAAATCAAAAATCGATATATTGGCTATTAGTAAAAGGAATAACCAACGTCGGCATACAACCGCAAAGGAGCAGACGTTTATAAAACGTATTGCTGATAAAATAGGTGTTAAAGTTGTTTTTGAACATATTACACCCGAATTATTGCGAAGTTATGGTTATGAATTTAACGAAGGTGATATTCTCCCGGATGGTTACTATGACCGAAATACAGGTACAATACATATGGGATATACAGTTTACAATCCGGTTTCATTTATTTTAAAGCATGAATTAACACACTTTGGCGAAGGTACGGCGCAGTACGAAAAGTTTGTTAAGGCAGTTAAGAAATCAAAAACCTTTAAAAATTGGCTTGGAAAAGAAACGGGATATAGGGAAACCAATAATTTAGAAGATGCATATCTTCTAAAAATTGCTAAAGTACGTGGATTTGCTTTAGATAAAAACGGAGAGTTAAGTGCTGAAGACCGAAAAGAACTTCATTGTGAAATGATAGCGGACTTTGTTGGTGAATGTATTTTTACCGATAATACAACGATGCTTGAAGATATGCTTAGCAATTTAAGCTACGAAGAAAGAAGAACGGTAATTGAATATATCAGAGATTTTATTTCTTATATCAAGAAGAAATTATTGGGCGAACGTGAAATAAATTTTGAAATTTCGAGACTTGAAGATATGTTTAACCATATGCTTTCGGAAGCGGTCGATACAAAAAAAGAAACTCCAACCGAAAGCGGTGGAGATTTGCAGTTTTCACATATAAATGAGAGCATAGACACTTCAATAAAGCAACAATTAAATGAAAATTCAAATTTACTGAATTCTATGGATATTGTTGCTTCACTTGATGAAAACAAAATGTTTGAAAGTAAGCAACAGGTTGCAACATGGATTTTAAATCAGTTTGAAAAAATAGGTTATAAAGTTAATCGCAGAGGTTTTGGAGAAGTTGTCCTTGACAAGAAAAGAATAAAAAAAGGTTTAACTTACCTGAAAACAAATGAAGAAAGACTAGCTTTTGCTTTAGTACCACAAGTATTATGTGATGGTATAGAAATTGCTGTTCATTCTAAACACAAGGGCAGGAATTATAATACTGTAACTTTTGCGGCGCCTGTAGAAATAAACGGCCAAAGGGGTAATATGGCGGTTGTTGTAAGGCAAGAAGACAAGAATTATTATAAAGTTCATCGCCTACTTATGCCAGATGGAAGTCAATTTATTTTCGAAGAAAAAAGAGACATTTCTGAAACGGCGGGCGGAGTTAATAAAAACTCAGGCTTGTCGCCAACAGACAATGTCTCTAACAATAGTATAACCAATATTTCTTCTACTGTCAATAATAATTCTAAAAATAAACTGCAATTCAGCTTTGTTAAGGTTCAAGATGATTCACTTATTAAAGAAGCTGAGCGAATGGAAAAGCAACTGCAGAATATGAACTATTCTTCTGATGAAATCCGTAGTGAAATATGGATTTCAAAAGGAATTATGCGTGATACCAGCGGAAAATGGGTTTATGAAATTGAAGACCGTTCTATGAAATTCTTTCCGTTAGGCAACGCCAAAAAAGATACTGCTACGGATGACAATGGTTCTGTTTATAGAAAAGGTAAAGTTGAAGATTTTATTAAACACCCTAAACTTTTTAAAGTATTTCCAATAATAAGAAGTATGTATTTTGAAATTTGTGATTTTAAAGATGATAGATTAGGAGAGTTTGATTCCAGTAAATATACTATCAGGATTTCTGCAAAAAAGGTTTTAGAAGCTAATAAAAAGCTTAAAGAACTTGGAGGCAAAATGCCCCGGGACGCTTGGGAAAGTCCTTATAGAGAAGTTAAAGGTATTATCGCCCATGAAATACAACACGTTTTACAGCGTTTGGAAAATCGCGAACCAGGTTCGAGTGTTGAATATTGGAATATGCGTTTTGAAAGAGATGGTAAATTGCCAATTGATAAGCGAACCGGTGAACAACATACACTTGAAACAGCTTATTGGTATACTAAAGGTGAATATGAGGCACGTGAAACCGGAAAACGAGTTCCAATTTCGCCTAAATATAGACAGTTTATAATTCCTGATTTAGGTCACGACATAACTATATCGGCAAAAGAAAAGGTTGGAAGAACAAATCTTAAATTTTCAATACCCACTGATGCGGAATATATGGCGGCAATTCAAGATGGTGATACTGAACAACTTAAGGAAATGGTGGATAACGTTGCCGCATCCAAAGGATACACCGAGAGACTTTATCACCAAACGGGAGCGGAGTTTACCGAATTCAATACCGAAAATCAAGTTGCCGGTAAATTTGATTGGCAGTTGCCGACAGGAATATTCTTAAAGCCGAGCGATAATGATATTGGTCTTAAAGGTAAAAAGCAAATGGGACTTTTTGCTAAGACGGAAAATCCTCTAAGGTTTACAAATCGGAGCGAAGCGCAGGAATTTTGGAGCGAAAGGGTACCGAAGTATAAAGAAGCGGCGAAAAAAGTATCTGCAATTGATGAAAAATATCAGAGTAAACATGATGAAGCAATAGCAAAAAGCAGAAGTTATTTAAAAAAATGGCGTGCAGAAAATCCTGATACAGATAGCCGAGAAATATATAAGGATTCAGAGTATTTACGGCTTAACGATATTGAGGATAGCATTGCGGATGAGTGGGAGGCCGAAAGTGATAAAGCAAGTATCGAGGCAAAGAAGTTAATAAACGACTTTATCACTAATAGTGAGTACGACGGTGTTGTTATTGAACTTGACCAAGGTGCAGGAAATAGACAAACTAAATCTTACATAGTTTTCGATTCTGCTCAACTTAAGAGTGCGGCTCCGATTACTTACGATGATAACGGAAAAGTTGTTCCGCTTTCTGATAGATTTAATAAGGATGAGAAAGATATAAGATTTTCTGTTCCGTCGCTGCAAGAGGTTGACAGCTACACCGAAGAGCAGTATAATGATTTTGGATGGGTGAGAGCAAACAATGTTTTGAGTTCTGCCGAATATGAAACGTTGTTGTCACGCTATGCTGATTATAAGCATAATAAGGATAAATACCCGACTACACGATTTGGTGAAGCGGTTATATTCTCATTTGACCATATAGGTGTTGTTATGTATGTTAAGGGGAGTATTGAAACTCCCGAAATTACAAAGGTTATAAGAATGAGTTCGGATATACCACTTGAAATTCAAAGCGACATTCAAAAGGAGATTGTAGATAATGAGCGAAAAGGAGTATTATTATCGTGGGAAGATGTTACATCTATTTTTGGAGAAGGAGTATTCATCATCAACAAAAAGCGCAATTTCGAGTCTTTTCAAGAATATGAAAGAGGAAGAAAAAGAGGATTTAGCCAAAACAATAGTTCCGATAATCGAACAGAGCAAAACCGAACAGGAAGCCAAGAACAAAATAATGCAATTAGTAAAGCAGGTTTAAAAAAACCTGCTTTTTCTATGCCTAGTGAAACTGCCGAATTACTTGAAATGTATGAGAGCGGCGAAATTACCAAATCACAATATAAAGCGGCAATGGATAAATATTGGGATGATATGCCGTTAGGCGAACGTATAGCCGCAGGAGTTAAATATCTAAAACTTGGTGGTAACGGCGATGTTAAAAAATTTTTAATAAATGAACTACATATTAACGATATACAAAAAGATTAGGAGGATTATTATGAAAACAAAAATCATTAAATGGATTAAAGCTGCAGGTATAAGAGCGATTAAGACGGTGGCGGAGACGGCAGTCGCCACTATTGGTACTACGGCTGTGATGTCAGAAGTTGATTGGAAACTTGTGGCTTCAGCTTCTTTGCTTTCCGGAATTATATCTTTGCTTATTTCGGTAAAGGGATTACCCGAATTAAAATAATATAAGTACATAGAACAACCGCCCCGTCCTTAATGGAAGGGGCGGTTAGTTGTCTGAACCTATAGATGTAAAGTATGATGAATGTAGTGGAAATATACTGTTCTGTTTCACATCAGTTTCACATCAACAGGTTAAAAACCGCTTATTTATGCGGTTTTTTTATTAACTGGGGGTCAAGAGGCCGCAGGTTCAAGTCCTGTTACTCGGACCAAAAATCGACAGGTTTCGACCTGTCGATTTTTTATCCATTGCGAAAGCAATGGCATATCATCACGCGACAGCGTGTATATCATCATACCTTTAGGTGTGTATCAAAAAAACTTCCGCAATGATGATATACAAAGCATTCTGCTTTGATGATATGCAATTCCTCTCGGAATTGATGATATACACGGCTTTGCCGTGATTTTATTGGGTTTTTTTGAAAAATCCTATAGCGTCACTAAAACCCAAAATCCAAATTCAGCCGTTAGGTTGGGTTTGGATTTTTTAGTTCTCATTATTTTTAACAAAAAACCGAACAAAGCAATGGCTTTGCTCGGTTTTTTATATA